CCTTATTGCAGTGCAACTATGGTTGGTAATGGATATACTCTATCCTGGGCTGCAGCCCAACTTAATATTGATGTTCCGCAAGGAGGACCATTTTGGATGTCGATCTCACACGACAAAACCGGACATGGAAACAGTTCGACGTTTCCACCCGCGCTGTTGCGCGACGTGGTGATGTTGAATATGACTATTCCGGTCGTGAAAAGATCGCTCTGGGTCAGACTACCATCTCTTATCGAGGTGGTAAAGGACGTGAGGATCAAACTGATCCTTACGTTGTTGCAAAACAGATCATGGTGGATCCCCAAAGGAATCCACTGGATACTGGTCATGAGTTCTATACTCGTAAAAACGAGTTGGATCTCGCGACCCCGTTCCTGAATTACCGCTCTTTTTCTCCGAGCGGTCTTTCTAAGAACGAGCTGCATGGTCCGGTCTACATTAGACCGAGCCAGACAGATTTCCAAGGGAGCTATGACTTCTATGACGCAAATTACCGAGCTGAGCTCGAGTACAGCGCCAGGGAGTACATCTCTCGCACGATCCCTACTCAGTCACATGCTAGTGTCGTACAATTCTTAGGCGAACTCCGAGAAGGTCTTCCTGACATTCTCGGTTTCGACTGGAAGAAAGAGCGTAAGTTCAAGCCGTCTCGCGACGGTGGAGAGCTTTCTCTTGCTTTCGGATGGCTTCCCTTTATCAGGGATCTATCCAAGATGTTTGAGGCTGTTGTGAACTCACAACAGCTCATCAAGCAGTACGTTGAGAACTCGGCTGGATACGGTAAAACCGTCCGCCGCGTTCGCACTAGCGACCCGCGCGTCGAACTCAAGTCTAGAAGCTCTGGCTATATGTCAGGGCCTCCAGCAGGAGTTCCAGATTCCAGCACTTGGCTGGCGCTGGAACTCCAGGACTCGAGAGCTCGCGTAGATGTGGGTAATGTTCTAAGGTTCGAGACGGAAACCGTCACGGACAAATTCACAGCAAGGTATCAGTATTTCCTTCCCGAGGATGATTCTATCATCTCTCGAATGGAAAACTATGCCGCCAAAGCAAATTACTTGCTTGGTATCAGGCTTACGCCTGATGTGCTGTGGGAACTTACACCCTGGTCCTGGTTGGCAGATTGGCAAGCTGACATCGGCACTCTTCTTAAGAGTGCTAGTGCCTTTGCCTCTGGCGACCTGGTTATGCAGTACGCGTATTTCCAACGGAAAACCGTTAGGGAAATCTCGTACACAGCTGAGCCTTGGATTTTCAAGGATCAGCCGCCTGTCAAGATCGATTCTTTGTACCGTACGGTACACAAGTCTCGAATCAGGGCATCCCCTTACGGATTTGGGATTAAACCTGGACAATTGTCCAGTTCCCAAATCGACACCATTATTGCTATCGTTTCTCGCGGTGGCAGTAAAGTTCCTAAAACCGATTAGCCCCTGAACATCGGGCTGGTTTTAGAACGACGGATGAGGTAAAACGCCTCGTCTGATAACTGAATTAACAAGTTAATAGAGGAAACGCCATGGCTTTCGCCGACCCCCAGTCCATCAAGATTGGCGCCGCAACGATTCCGCTTCCGCGGATCTCGTCGGGTTCCAACACTTCGACTTACCAGTCGAGTGACGGAGCTGTGCAGCTCGTTCCTTCTCACGCCGTTGGCGCGAAGAGGATTCGACGAACTGCACGCGTCAACCACTCCAAGATCGCCCCTGATCCGTTCACGGGTGTTAACACTTCCTTCTCCATGTCCTCCTACATCGTAGTGGACGTGCCGAAGAACGGTTACACCGTGGCAGAACAGCAGGCAGTCGTTCAGGGACTCATTGAGTACCTGACGAGTGGTCAGATCACCAAGCTTCTTGGTGGTGAGAACTAAACAATGTTGTCAGTGGAAGCGGTAACGCTTGCGCTGATGGTCATTGTCCTGGTAATTGTTACGCCTATGGCGTTCATTTACCTAGTTCTCGTGGCCTCACCCTCACGGGTGAGACGACGTGCCTCGCGTCACTCTTCGGAGTGATTCGATAACGTTGTTGGTGGGAAGGTAGTCATGGCTATGGACATCGAACTCCGTTAGGAGCCAATGTGAAAAGCCTGAATATTCTTCTCGAACAAGTACTCGTTGAATCGGGTACTTGGTGTCACACTAGTACCGCCAGGGATCTAAAAACGATCCTTGGCCGTGTTGAAGATGAAGGGGTTTCGTTTTTAACGATCACCCTGCCGAACTTTGGAAAGGACCTCGAAAAAGGTCTTGACCAAGGTTTCGTCGATCGCAGTCTCTTCCAAGGCTTTGCCTGGAAGGGAGGTCTCCCCCGATTTCTCGGAGGTTTCCTCGATCTAATCTTCGACCGCAGTACTGGTCGGTTGTTGGAACATCCCTCTGTCGAGGCGATCCATGCTGTCCGTCAGATTACTCTGATGTTCGGCAAAGTAGAATTGGAATGCGCTGATTGGCGCACCAAAGCTGCTTTCGACAAGTATGTTTCAACCGAGCAGGAAGTGAAGGATGCAGATCTTAACTTTCATGGCGACCGACAGGTCGCTTTTGAGAGGATCTCATCTATGCTTTTTGCGGACGTTCTGACATCAGTAGATAGTGATATCTACTATGGCAGGATTGTCCCAAAGCATGGCTCTGGTGCTACCGCTGACCGTATTAAGGGAAACCGAAAATATGAGCAAAAGGTATGGACCGACCGGCTTGAGGAGTACTTCCCTTCTGGGGAGTTTCTCACTTCTAGCTGGTCTATGTTCCTAGAACATAGTGAGTCTTTCACTTACCTGGATCCCGGATCTGAAATTCCTGCAAAGGTGATTTCAGTTCCTAAAACGTTAAAAACACCGCGATTAATTGCCGAAGAGCCCGCCGCTATGCAATATGCACAGCAGGGAATTCTCGAGTCAATCGTGAAGGCTATCGACGCTAACTACGTCGCTCGTAGCCTTATCAGCTGGAAGGATCAAACACCTAATCAGGTGCTTGCCCAACAGGGTTCCCGAGAAGGGGACCTGGCCACACTCGACTTGAGTGAGGCTTCTGACCGTGTTTCTAATCAGCATGTACGTAGCCTACTTCGCAACCACTCCAGTTTCGCCGGAGCGGTAGATGCTTGTAGGTCACGAAAGGCTGACGTTCTTCACCACGGCGTATTACGCCTGGCGAAGTTCGCGTCTATGGGATCAGCGCTTTGCTTCCCTATGGAGGCCATTGTGTTTTGCACAGTGGTCTTTATGGGGATCGAAAAGTCGCTTAACCGAACCATTACGATGAGGGATGTCAAATCTCTCATTGGTAAGGTACGCGTCTATGGGGACGATATTATCGTCCCTGTGGATTACGTGGGTCCCGTTGTTAGTGAACTTGAAGCTTTCGGCTTCAAAGTGAACACAAACAAGTCTTTCTGGACTGGCAAGTTCAGAGAGTCATGCGGAAAGGACTACTACGACGGTTCTGACGTTTCAATTGTCAGGGTCCGTTCGTTGTTGCCCGAGCAACGGGAGCATGTTTCCGAGATAATCTCTACGGTGAGTCTCAGGAACCAGCTGTATTACGCTGGTTACTGGAACACCGTGGAGTGGCTAGACAAACGTATTGAAAGGTTAATACCCTTCCCATACGTCCTACCAACATCCTCGGCATTAGGCAGGTGGAGCTTCCTCGGTCACGAGACTGAGAGGTTCCATCCGACACTGCAGAAGCCCTTGGTTAAGGCTGCTGTAGTTTCTTCGAAACTTCCCGTCTCTCGACTGGAAGGTTACGCTGCACTAATGAAGTTCTTCCTTAAACGCGGCGATTTGCCAATCGCCGACAGGGAGCACTTAGAACGTGCTGGACGGCCTGTGTCCGTCGACATCAATC